CTTACTGTCTCAGGTACTACTCAAGGTGCTGGTACAAGTGTAACCGCTCAGTTCGTTTCTGAAGTTAGTATCTTCGACTGATGGATAGACTACAAGAAGCAATCGGGCTAGGATTGGTTCTTGGTATTGTTCATGGATTATTGCAACCCGCATACAGCGTTCCGGTGGTCCCAAACTTTACACAGGGCTCCATGAGTAGCCACACGGAGACAACTTCTACCGTGACTGAAACAATTAATTCTATGGATTATAATACAGGATATCAATATTCTGTAACTGGTAGTGGTGTTGAACCAACCAGTGGAACCTTATCACCAACAACAGGTGATGTTAATGTATCAATTGAAGGGGTGAATTCAAAATGGACCGGGGTGACAGCGACACCAACATTCAAACAAACAACACCAGGAGCGGCGTTTCAGTTCACGCAAACCGTTTCTGGTCCAGGTTTAAGCAATCACACGATTATTCAAAGGGAGACCACCGTTACAAGCGTAACGGACACTACAAGTATCTTCCAGCAATAATCGCATTACTATTTGCGGCACCCGTAAGAGCGGAAGGTGTTGGTGGCGTATCTGCTACTGCATCTCCAATCGCGAATAGTTCAGGCTCGGTGACCAACCAGGCGATCCAGGTTTTACAAGGCCCATATATTACCAATACTTATGGGGGAGGAATACAGTGCCAAGGTCCTACTGTAAACTTCACTCCCTTCGTTACAGGTTCACTTTCCCAACAACATCCATATGAAGACATCTATATGGATCCTGTATTTGATATGCGTGACCTGACAGGTGACTTTGATGCGAATGGTAATCCCACGGGAGACGGAGCTCCAGATAATCCAGGAGATATTTTATATCACGTACCGACTAGAACAGGACAGAAAAATAATACTAACTTATCTGTAGGTTTCTCCATGACTTGGAGTACACCTCTGGATAAAACATTACAAGACCAGTGTAAAAAAGCAGCAGCAACACAAATTGCTTTGCAACAACAATTAACTGCCAATAAGAGATTAGATTTTGAGATAGCCAGACTTAAAAATTGTGGAGATTTGATGAAGCAAGGAATTCGCTTTCATCCTAGAAGTCCATACTATTCTATATGTGCTGATGTAGTGGTTGATAATGTTACTGCTATCGCACCACACGTTCATTCTATTTCCCGTCCTTCATCCTCCGCAAAGTCCGAATCGCCTGTGAGCGTTCGCGCTGAAGATCTCGGCGCTCCTTTAAGGACTCAATCTTTACCTTCTTCCCCCTGATCTTTGAGATCTTTGTAATCACTTTTTTGATTACAGGTTTGAATACTTTGAGTAATAAGTCTGCCAATGGTTTTGCCAACAGAGCAGAACTAGTAGCAACTACAGCAATACCAGCAGTGGTCGCAGCGACCTGTGGTGCAGGTAGATACTGTGCAGTCAAAGGAATATCTTCATAGAGAGTGACACAGACACCATTCTGTACTTCAAAACCAGAGACTCTCTCCTTCTGGTTCTGTGCTACATCACCAATGCGTGGTGCATTAGGTGGAGGACACTCCACTTCCTTCTCCTCCACTTTAGGAGCAGCATCCTTTGGTATCTCTGGTGTGGGAGGTGTTTCTGGTGGTGCAACCTTTGGTGGTTTTGGTGGTGGTTGGTCGTATTGTAATTCTTCTGGGTTGTAGTTGATAGGATTGAATGATGGCATATTACCATCGCAAAAGACCCTAGCACCATCAGAGTCATCCTCAACCAACTTATCATTGGTTCCCCTTTTATTATCAAGGTGTGCCTCAACACATCCGGGAATATCAATAACAGGAACTCCCACATATACAGTTACCGGAGGAGCACCCGGAAGACGTGGTTGATTTGTCATCCAACTTGGGATGTTTATATCACGAACTTCCACATTTCTAATACCAATATCACGAATGTCTGCCATCAGAACTTAGGCAGTCCTCCGCCACCACTAGGCATAGCACCACCCGTTACTTCAGGAAGTTCAGGCATAGCAGCATCTAACATTCCAGGAAGTGCTCCTGCTATTGCTTCTGTAGCAGCCTTTGTAATTTTCTCCTTGGCGCTTTCTACCATTGCGTCCTTGTTAAGATAAACATACACGCCGCCACCAACAACGGCAGCAGATACAACAAAAGACGACAACGCGAGTACATTAACTATTTTCTGCATCGTTAAGTGCCTCAACAGTATATTGATACCCACTATCTATAACATCATCATGTAGATTAGCAATATCCTGCAAACCATTTACATCAAACCATGGTGCTGTTTCCCAGTCAAAACCTTCTCCGAAGGTGTTGTCGGCATTAACGATATACCAGTGACAAGATGAATCAGGGACATCAACAGCACAATTACTCCAATCATCTGACCACTGCGGAACTTGTACCCATAATGTTACTGCAAATAAAAAACTAAACAAGTGTGCCATGTGCCCTGCGGATTTCGCGAAGTTCCTCAAAGTTCTTTTGCTTGGTTCCACCATCATACTCCCAAGCATATCCTTCGTCAATCATCTGCTCATTGAGAGATAGTTCGGAGTCTCCAATGTAGAGCCAACCGAGTAATCTACCATACTTGCCCATACCACCAACAAGCTCAGTGCGAATAATAAGATCATCATCCCCAGTAATGGCACCATCCAACTTCTCTTTGAGCCAATTCGTCGCATGGATACCTAACTCCTTTTCTTCAAGGTCTCTAGTCCTTTTCTCTGGCGTATCAACGCCTGCAACTCTAACTCTTTCTTTCTTGAATAAATCAAACCCAAGATCAATGGTGACATCAATAGTGTCGCCGTCAACAACACGGTTTATCTCAACTACTCGGAAGTTGTAACACGACTTCCTGCTTGGCGGGGTCATTGCTCCCATTTTTTAACTCCTTTGAATCTGCATCTTGTGGCATTGCAACAATAATTCCAATAAGAGCTACTGCTGCACCAATGACCGCAGACGCTCTCTGAATCCAAATTTTGTTGTCTGTAACTTGTTGCTTAAGTTCTTTAATTTTTTCTTCAGTCTTATCTATACGACTATGAACCATCTCAATTCGACGAATAGCATTCTCTAGAGTGCTGTCCATTACAGCAATCTTTGTATCCTGCTCTGCGTCTTTATTTGTCAGATCGCTCATCGTCCAACTCCTCGAATGCCATACTCATAATTGTATATATGTAGTAAGCAACGCCAGCAAGAAGTATTAATATGGAAATGATAATACTCCAAGTTACATCATTAGTATCAGCAAGAGGTCGTAATACTAAATTCATTAGCAATCATTGAATTCGGAACCAATCTCGGATCCAAGTTCTGAACCTACCTTGTTACCTAGAAGCATTGCCCATCCAGATGCTAACCATCCAATATAAGGAATACCACTAACTGCGGGGACAACTAGACCAGCACTAATCGCGGTTCCCGCCATCGCACCTTGACTTCGTGCGCCAGCGTCCGCCCTGATGCACTCTTCGCTTTTTGCAAGGGACTTTCCCTCAGGGTCTACAGCACCTCCTATGTTGCGAGTGCCATCCATAGTATATTGATCACTGCGAATTTCACGACGCATATCAGTCGTAGGACCAAACAGTCCACGCTTGTCTTTATCAACCATCAAAGATTTAGTTGATTCTAATACAGTAGGATCGTTTGCCTTGTATTCAAAACTGTAACCATTCTTTCCAGACTGAACCTTAAACGAAGAATAATCACCGTCTGGAAAATTAATAATAGGATATTGTGGTCTATTAAGAATATGTCCTAGAATGCCGATATGAGCAAAACCAAATAATGCTCCCACTGTCAATGTCGCCCACTTTATATTCATGACATCACATCTTGTAGGAATCGTCTGACTTTGCTGGTCCGTTTCCGATTTGGAGTGGTGCTTGCTCAATCCTAATCGTCTGAGCGGGGGCAGTTTGAGCGGCAGCATTGATCAGTTTCTCCAGATCAGATTTGCTCACACCACCTGCAGGGGCACTACCACCGTTAGCCTTGTTCTTTGCAGTCTGGACTCCAAACGTAGCTAAAACCCCAGTGAACACGGAGGCTATGAAAGTTGGATCGATTTTTCCTTGTGGGAAATTAGGAATGGTAACATAGTTAAGGGTGAGAATACCACCAGACCAAACAAGAATCCCCAAACGAACAAAAGTTGAAAGAATGGCAAGGTGCTCCTCAGAGTCCTCAACCTTTTCTTTCAACTTTCCAATAGGTCCTTTTTTCTTTTCTTCCTTTACTTCTTCCTTCTTTACTTCTTCGGGCATGGTAAGAGAGGTTAGGCAGCTTTATTTAGCGATAAACCCCTTCTCAACTAACCATTCGCGTGTCATTGGTGTTGGATCGTAATCAGTCCACATAGTTCCGGCGGCACAAGACTTAAGTGCTTTTGCAGTCATGCCTTCAGTATGACCTGCCCAGTATGCTTCTTTCTCCCACGGAATTGCCTCTGGTTGAAATGCGTATGCACTCTTTGCAATCTGCACATACATACGAGGAACTTCTTCTTCATTCATGATGATGGCAATGAAGTTGTTGTTAATACTACCTGCCATACAGTCCTGAGCGGCGTGCCATCCTTCATGACGCATGACCGACATCATAGTGCCAGGACGACGCATGTGAGCGACATTCAAAAAGAAGTTATTGCTTACGGTATGATAGACACCACGATGACCGACAGGAAAGTATCGTTGATCTGCTAGAAAAACCCTAGCTCCGACCTTATTAAGTGATCGGACGAGAGAGTCAAACTCATCAGCAACAACACTATAATCAACGTCAGCAAGGAAACTATCCTTGTTGAGGTCTGTGACTGTTTTGAGTTCTTGGACATGATCGGTGCATTCCCTAAGTAACATGCATCCCTGAGCGTGAGGAGTAAAGTATTCTTCCTCAGTGATTGGATCAGTCGTCTTGGTCTCCGCTCTCAGACTCGGTGCGAGGAAGCAACTGCTCAGTAGGATTGAGGTTAAGGCAACTTTCAAGTTTCCACACATTTTCTTGGTGAACATCACGTAAGTACTCCTGAAAATAAAGTTCAACGTTGGTCGTGTCTTGATTACCTTGACTTACCCAATCATGGCAAAACTCATATACTGCTCTACAGTTCTCGTCAAGGTGATGTTGTAGAGCACGAAACACAGCAGCTCTCAACTGCATACGTTCGTCAGTAAATCTCCAGTCTTCAGTCATTTTTTAAAAGCATTCCATCCATTACCCGATTGCCAACCACCAGGTCCTTCCTGGAAGTTTTCAGAACCACCCTGACTTTCACTCACAGTGTTCCAATTTTGTGTTGCGATTTCATACATCTTTTGATGAATGTCGTCTGATTCTGCACCAGACTCTTTACGCTTTTTTTCTTCTTCAATTTTCCACTCCATCTCAACTGCCATGTAGTCCTTTTGCTTTTCAGTAAGGGTTGGAGTTGGACCAAACCAAGGATCCTCTGGAAGATAAGCAGGAGCAGGAATACCAGTAAAAGGAGTTGAATCTACTTCAGAACAATCAACTATTTCATCATCAATAGCACACTCAATCTTTTCTTCTTTCTTAGGTGTAAGAATTTTTTCAACTGTTGCTTGTGCGCCGCGAAGTAGTTCTCTAAATTTCATTACTGCCAATAATAGTGATAGAAGTTTCCTTTAGGATGACACATCGGATCTTCGGAAGCAACCCGATATCTCAACATAGATTGTCCTTTGTAGTCGGTTCTACCATTGAGAACCTTTGACCATAATAGTATACTATTCCTACCCTGTACAGAGCTTAACCTCTCTACAAGTTTTGGATTCGGAACAATTGATTTCTTAGTATATATGCCCTCGTACTGACCTGGAGCATAGATCACTTCAGAAACCGTGTTTGGAAATCTATCAGATGCTACTCGGTTAAGAACTGATGCAGCAACGCAGAATTCATCTGCAGTGTTCTGTGCTGCTTCAACCTGAACCACCTTTGCTAGATGCTGATAGTCAAGTGGAGTTAGTGATAGTAATAATTCAATGATCATAAGTCAACTTTTTTTCATCAGGGAAGTAAGTTCTAAAAAGATGCGATGCTTCAATGTGCTCACCCTCTGAAGTCAATCGTTTACATTCTTTTAGAATCCTATCTTTGAATTCTTTAGAAGGTCCGTGACTAGTAGTCATACTTGTCTCCTATGTATTCTAGTGAGATTATGTCATGAGTTAGAGAATTTGGGTCCAACCACTCATAAAATTCACCTTGAATTGCAAAGGCGTCATCAATGCTTGTGAAGGTATTTGATTCACAGAGAGTATGTATACGATCTATCGCCCAGTCAGTCGTCTTTAGACATGTCTCTTCCAAAGTTACCATAGTCCTTACGCATGTAACGCCCTAGAATGTTGGAATTATAGTATGCGGGAGACCCATCGTCAAGAGCCTCGCTTAAGACATTATTTAAGAATAACTGCTTTGTCTCTTCGTAGTTACAGTTACCCTTCGTATCGTGAAGACTTAAAATTTCTCTATTGAAAATCTCTTTGCCGTATAGTTTGAGATCTTCTTTTAATTCCGGACAAGAACCGTAATACTTTTGCCAATCAGATTCCTGCTTTACTCTCCTTTTTTTACCAGGTGGTTTTCTGAATGACCAGAAGTACTTTCTACCAATGTACCTTTTACCCGATCTTGTATTTGTAATAAGATAGACAAAACCGAAGTTATCGTCAATATCCTCAGATAAAAAAGGTGTTCCCTTAAAATACCAGGGATTCTCATAGCTCATACTATATTTATAATATTAAGCTATTATTTATCTTTAACCGGGACAAACCTAGTCTATTGACGTTTCAGTTATTTGTCAAGCCTTTAAGAGCTCTTATTGGTCTCTTCACAATCTCTCTTGTGATTGGAGTTGGACCTGATCCAGGACCACCTTGACTTGCAGGAACTCCTACAATCCTTCTTTGCCTGATTGATTGTGGAATATCAACACCAAATGCTCTGTCAGGTCTTCCAAGAAGTCCAGGTTTTTCACCTGCCTTATATGCCTTATTGCTCATACCCCTCTGTAAGGCATCATCACCAAACAGAGTTTTGGGGTTAGGATTCTTTTTGAAGTACTCTAGAGGCGTTCCAAAGGGTGCCTGTGCCTCGTTTGGAATGCGAGTATTCTTTCCTTTGTTAAACCAATTCATAGCACCTGTTGCTGCTTTTTGAAGTGGTTTCTTTGCAACTCTACTAATCATTCTCAGAGCAGTGCCAAGACCTTCATCAATTTGAGACTTTGATGAATATGCCTGCTCTGAGAACTCCTTATACGTCTTCATTAGTTCTCTCTTCTACGACCTCCCGGACGTGCTCAGAGGTCATCTGGAGCATGACGTAATGCGCCTCTTCTACGGTGTCTACGTGCCCCTCAGAGAGGAGATAGTCTAAAACTAAATCGTATGCTTCCATTTTCATACCTAATTGCTTGAATAAACTTTGTTGGTTTGGTGTTGGATACTTTAGTTTTCTATCCCCTGTTGGACCATATTTTTTCGCCCAATTTTTAATTCCAGCAGTAGGAATTGGTCTCCTCGGATCATATCCACTAGTACCCAAAGCAGCTTGTTGAACTGGAACAGGTTGAGTTGCCTGAGCACCTGCTGGTTTAGGTGCAGTTTTATTTAAGTAATTTGCATATGAAGATATATCTCCAGTTCTGGCATATTTTGCTATACCATCA